TGCAGCCTTTCTCACTGCGTCTTGCGCTTCGGCTAATTTCGTTGGGTCATCCCAATACCATTGCTCAACCTTCTTTTTTAGCTGTTGCGGGCCGTATTCGCCATGCAGTATTTCGTTGTAGACCTTTATCGACGCCTCACCTAAGCCGCTTTCCCAATTTGCGTCGTTAAGTTTTTGAGCATCGTTGTATAAAGCGAGTATTTCGTCTGATGCGGCTCGCGGCATGACGTAACCGCCCAAGCCCGAATCATCAAATTCGGGTATTTGACGATATGTGCGTGCAACATCGGGGTTTTCCGCAAAGTAGATGCCATGCCCATACGCCTGTGCGCCTTCGCCCGTGCCAATCTTGCTTGCGTCAAATTCCTCAAAGCGGTGCGGGCTGCCGTGGTACACATCAATCTCTGACATGATGGGGCCGGGGCGGCGCATCATCCCCGCCAACCTACCAAACGGCAAAAACTCCGTGGCCGCCATCGCAGCCGCAGCAGGGTCGCCGGCACGGCGTGCGCGTTCGATGTCACGTCCAGCAAGCAATTGTCCCACGCCGGGGATAAACCCAAGCGCCGCCTCAATAGCGGTCTGCATCATGCTCTGGTCTTCTTGCGGCTCTAAAGATAACAGCCCACGGGTTTGCCGCCGTACAGACGGAATTGCCTCATAAGCCTCGGCAATCGCCTGAGACTCTGGGTCAAGCAAACCTCTAGGCAGTCGCCTCTCAGCCATCTTTGCGCTTCCTATATTGCTCCAAGAGCCGCCGCCCCTTGGCAACGGCGCTCGCCTTGTCCCCACGATGCCCCCACGCCTCAAGGCTTAACTTGAGCCGTGTCTTATCGCCATCATCGTCAAACAACAGCCCCGGCATCGACCCCATGCGCGTCAAAAACGATCCTTTTCTCCGCATTTCTTGCGGAGATTTCGGCACACCTTTCACTGGCGGCTTGAGCGTGCCACCCGTCTCGGCCTTGTAGCTGGCACGGCCCTTGGCATTTAATCCGCCGGATTTTGACTGTCCCTCAGCCCGCTGCCATGCCGGCGTTTTCACGAGTATTCATCCTCGTCATCATCGTCCATCTCGTACTCGGTGCGCGCCATCGCCAGCATGTCCTTTTGCTTATTGGTCATGCTCTTGGTAATCGGGCCACCCGATAGCCAAGCCGAGCAGGTACGCCCCGCCGCGCACTTAAAATGGAACAGCTCGCAATAACCCAAGTCAGCGGCGTCAATGACCTCCTCGGTCAAGTCTTGCTCGGCCTCCTCGGGTTCAATGCCACTCACGATGCACTGAATCATCTCAGGCGTTTGGATGAAGGCCGCGCAGTTACCGCAGCGCATCGTGCGCGCTTGGTCTACGTCGGTCTGCCACTCATCGGCACGCTCCTGCCAAAACTCATCGTTTGGCTCTTCTGGATTCGCAGGGCCATAGCCAACATTCTTAAAAGCCCAGTTGCGCTTTTTAAGATTCAGCTTGATGTCTTGAGTAGCGTCAGGGCATTTCATTTGCGCTTTTTCGCTGTCTTGGCGGCTGCCTTAAAGGCTGATGCCGTAGGCGCCCCCTTAGTGCCGGGCTTGCGCATCTTCTCGCCGCTGCCGGCTTTGATGCGTTCGCGTTTAGCATGAATATTTGAATAGAGTCCGCGCATGATTCACCTCAAAATCTTAGGTTGCCGAGTGATTCTGTGAGCTGCCGCAACTGCTGTTGCGAGATGGTTGGTGGCCCCATCAAATCCAAGCTAGGTGCCGGGTTTGATGGGATTTGCGAGCGAGTCGCAAAGGGGTCTTGGGGCAAGCCGCCTCCCGGCACCATTACCGGCTCAGGCAAGGCGGGGCCGCGAGGATACCTGACGTCATTGCCGCCCGGCGTTGGCGGAAGCGAGCCAAAGCCACCGCCAAAGAATCCACCACCACCGCCGTAGCCAAAGCCCGGCGTCTGGTACGGATTAAAGGCACCGCCACTATAGTATTGGTTCATCATGTACTGGCCGAATAGGTCATTGACGCTCGGCTGCGGTGGCACGGGAAATTGATAGCCCTGCGAACCGCCGCCCATGTTCATGCCGCCAAAGCTCGTGCCGTAGCCGCCACCGCCAAAGCCGCCAATGCCGCTACCAAATCCAAAGCCACCGCCGCTGAAGGGGTTAGTAAAGCTCGGCATGCCGCCCATTCCAAAGCCGCCGCCGTAACTCGGCATGCCGTAGCTCGGCATCCCAAAACCACCCCCAAAGCCACCCATTCCGCCACCCATAAAGGTGCCGCCGGCGCTGTAGCCAAATGGGTCAGTCCCAATCTGGGAGTAAGGTGAATACATTGCTTGTCGGCTGCCAGAAAATGCGTTTGCCATTGCTCTACCCTCACCCTTACGGGTCAGTCAAATCCCAAAAAGAAAGTGCCCCAATGCCGTCCCCTGTGCCGGTGATGACTCGTGCGGCCAAGGTGTATATATCGCTCGTGCCGCCAATCGTGACGCCGAGCTGCGAATCAAAGTTGTACGAGCTTGGCTCGTTTAACGGAGTCGACGCCAGCACACCGGACGACACAAAATCAGACTTGACAATCGTGCCGCCTGACAATGCGGTGGCGGCAGTATCAAATTCCACGTTGTTGGACAAACTTGTAAACGAGGCCGAGGTCAGCGTGGGGTTTTTGATTAGCGCCACCTCAAAGTAATCCGAGGCCGAGGTGGGCATAAAAGAAAACCCGTTTGGAATGACCACCGCGCCAAGGTTAGTTGACTTCAAGCGGATAGACACCAACGGAATAAAAGACGTTCCAATGCCAGTCGTGGCCGAGGTTTCTCTCGCCCACTCCAACGCTGACCTCTGCTCGTAACCCCCCTCGCTCATCACAGAAGAGCAAATTTGCTTCATGCTCTTGGTGCCAGAGATAGCGCCCTTGGTCGTTATCTCATACCGCACCGGCAAGATGGCCGTCTGCATGTACACCGAGGACAGAGAGTTAGCATTGTGGAATGTGTGCGCCACAATGTACTGCCCATCAATAATAAATCCACAACGCACAGAGCCAACACCAAGCCACTCAAAATCCATAAACAAGATTTGCGTCTTAGTCTCGTCTAGCGTGATGCCGCTCGCGCCAGAACCGTCTAGCTTGTCACCATTCCAGTTGGCCTGCGTCACCTTGCGCGCATCGCTTGGCGAGCCGCTTGTGTAAGTACGCACAACAAACGCCAGCTCATCGTCGTCTTGCTCTAAGAAAACACCGTTGTTGGCGTTAAAGTACCCCACCCGCTGGCGTAAGTCTTCCTCCCCCTCCGCCATCGCAAATGTTGCCAGCACGAGCAAAGACTTGCCGGGCTGGTACGGAAACACGCGCTTGCTCTGCCGAATGACCTCATCGCCCGAGACTGATGTCACCTCTAGCTTGACTGAGGATTCGTTCGCCAAATGCGTAGCCGAGCCTGAGCCACTCGTGGACTCGTCAAACTGTGCGTCCTTGCCATATCGATTCTGTGAATCAAACAAGGTGAACGGCTGCGACGTGCGCAACCGTCCAAAAGCGTCAAAGTTTGTTTTGCTGAGTAGGTTCAAGTTAGTCAGGCTATTGATAAATTTGACAATCTCAAGCTGGTTGGCACTTAACGTGTTGAGATACAGCTTGAGCTGGTTATTAAGCTGGTTGTGATAATGAGGATAGTATTGCTGCGGGGCCAAATTCGGATTTGGCGGCGCAGGGACAATAAGCTCTCGCATCGCATCACACCACTGGCGGTGGGTTCATGGGCGGCTGCATTGTGGCGTCAGGCGCTACAGGCGGGGCCATCCCCATGTCAGGCGGCATCATGCCCATATCAGGCTGTGGGGCCAAAGGCGGCTGCGGCTGGAACGGCACAATCTCAGGCATGGGCGGATTCTGCACGCTAGGGCTGGCCGAGCGTGGCGCATCCATCATCGCCTTGATTTCGCTCATGTCGATTTGTGAGCCGTACTTCAACTGAATCTCATACGCCTTCAGCATGATTTCCGCTTCCTGCTTGTCACGGTCGCGGTCATCCTGCAAGAGCGTCTGCTGGCGCTTCAGCTCAAGCTCCGCCTGCTTGTTCTGGATGTCAGCCTGAATCTTCTGCATCTCCACCTGCGCCAACATCGCGGTTGGGTCAGGCGGTGGCTGCGGCGGTGGCATCGGCGGCTGCATGGACGGATTCAAGAAGAACTCATCTGGATTCTTAAAGCCCGATACCTCAGTGAGCCGTGCCAGCGTGTTGCGATACTGCTGCGGCGTGACCAGAGGATTCTGCGGCCCCATCATCTGCAAGATGCTTTCTTGCTTCTGCGCAATGCTCGACAGCATTGCCATCTTCTGCTCTTCCGTGCCCGAGCCAAGCGCGACGTTAATCTCAACGTCCATCTCACTGTGCCACGAGCGTGGGTCAATCGGCACCCACTGATTACGGAGGCGCACCACCCGTGGGCGATCTTGATTTTCAACGACCAACTTGAGAATACCCTTGAACAGGGTGCGCATCCCGGTCTCTGCAAATATCCGGGCGATCAGCTCAAGATGTTGCTGAGAGGCGCTGACGGTCGCGGCTACCGCCGCACGGGTGGTGCTCTGTAACGCGCCGGGGTCAAGGCCCATCGATGCCTTGGACATGCCGGTGCGGGTCTCACGCACCTCGTCCAAGTAGGACAACATCGGGAAGGCCGCCTGCCCGACAAACGGAACCGAAAACGGCTGAACCATTCCGGGTGCGCGCTGTCTAATCACGCCCCCCACTTCCGTGTTCAGCACGTCATCCATATTGACCTGCCCCTCGACCACACCGACACGCGGGTGGATGGCAAGGGAAAGCGAGTCCAGCATGTTGCGCATGATGGCTGACTTGATTTTTTGCAGGTCAGCGGTCATGTCAAAGATAGACATGCCAATGAAGGCATGCGGCTCTGGGTCTGGGCAGAAGGTGGCAAACGGGCGATGCGAGCAAGGCTCGTTCATTACCACCTTGTACGATGGGCCAATCGTGCAGACCTTGCGCAGCTCAGAGATGCCGTCTTTGTCGTAGTCAATGCGCATGTACGCCTCAACGTACAGCACACGCTTATCGTCTTGAGTGCCGCCGGGGCCGTAGCTCTCGGCATAGGGGTTGCGCGCTAGATACTCGTCATTCGTGTCTAGCTCATAGACGCCCATCTGCTCCTCAACCTCGTCCTTGTCATAGCCCAAGGCTACGAGGTCAGAGACGCGCATCATGCGGCGATGGGCAATCAGGGTGGCGTCGTCCACCGTGGTGGCACGGCGGTCAATCAGGAACTCCTCGGGCGGTACGGCGCACACCTTCACGCGGCCGTCGCGGTATTCTCGCTTCAGTTCCACGTTATAAATCTGCGGCACCGGAAACGGCAGCCCCGTCATGGGGTCAACCATCGGCTGCCCTGTCATCGGGTCAACGGGCGGCTGATAAGAGGGGTCGTCCATTGACTCAATGGCACTGCCCACCACGTTTGGCTCATCCAACAAAACCGTCAGGGCGTTTTCATCCAGCCCCGTAAACATCTCGGTTTTGACCTCTACCTTCTCCTCCCAGTAATACTTGACGATACCCAGCGCACCGCGCAGTGCATCCTTGAAGGCAGAGTGACAAACGAGAAAGCCGTTGTTGTCCGAGTTGAAAATGTAATTGACGTAATCGGTCGCCTGCTCGGCCGTCTGGATGTCCTCGATGGAGCGAGGGACAAACTGCACCACCGAGCGTGAGCCAAAGAAGACCCGCATAAGGGACGGCATGATGCCGTTGATGGTGTCACGCACGTCGGTGCTGACGACCTGCGAGCGGCCCTCTTCCTCGTTACCAAACGGCTCGCCACGGTAGTATTGGATGGCGCGTGCACGAACCGGCGACAACTCAGCGTCAATGAACGAGACGGCATCGGTCAGCTCCATGCCCACCAAAGCCTCAAGCTCCGAATCGTCCATAGGCTCAATCAAGCCCATCTCTGCCTCGGATTGTTCAATCAGCGAGCCGTTGCCATATTCCATGAGATACCGCCACCCGTGCCGAAAAGGGGGATTCTATTATTCTGCGGCCAATAGGGCGTCAAATTCTCCCCTGACTAGCCTGACCAGCCACGCCTCACGGTCTTTGACTCCGAATGACAGCACAAAGTCATCGCCGTGCTGCACGAGTCCTGCGCAAAATTCCACTTGGTTGCCACGGAAGTAAAACTCACGCCCCGCATGGGTGGGGGCGAGATTGTCGTCATACCTAACCAAACGGTGAGCGTAATACACGCGGTTCCTATCCTTGCGCCGCTGATGCAC